CGCAGTCATCAACTCGCCGAACGTAGGGGCGACACCATTTGGGGCCTTGTCCCAAACCAACAGCATCCGGCACAGGGTGTCGTTGTTGGTGGTGTCGGTTGGGGTGAGGATGCCCTGAATGTGCACGGACGTCGCGTACGTCTGACGGCCCTCACGATCAGTAGCATCATCACCAAGAGCAGCGCCGTTGAGCAGAACAATAGCGCCTGTTGTATCTGCGACACTTGCGAAGGGTCCGATGTCGACGTATTTCGACTCGGCTTTGGACCGCTTTGTATAACCACGGGCGGGAAGAGCATAGCCCTTGACGATCGGGACAGAAGAGGAAGACGAAGACTTACCTTTCTTGGCAGTAACCGTAGTAACGGTGACTGGTCCGTCGGAAACTGTTAACTTGCGCTTACGAGACATTGTTGAATTGTCGAGTAAACACTAGGGGGAAGTGAACGTACTAGTACCACACTGATCTATTCAGAGGGGGAATGGGTAGTTCACTTCTAATCAGGTGTGGGTTATATCGAACCAACCGTCCCCGCTCAGAGCCGAATTTTTGCGTATACAGCGCCCCCCCCCGCATTTCACCCCAAAAACACCTGAGAATTAAAAACCCAATACTGTGGCTGAGGGACAGTATTACCCTCAGCCACTTCGTGCCATGAGACCTCGTGCCAAGGCATACGGTAGGATGCCGTCGGCAGACCGGGGTCTGGGGCAGAGCCCCAGGATATACGGGTCGAAAAACTGGCACGATACGTACAGTACGTACGTACAGTACGTGACCACAAATGTACGTACGTACTGTGACCAAAAATGAATTATATGAAATTCGGAATTTCCCGTACACAACGAGCTTGCGAAGTACAGATACCTTCCGCGTCAAAAAGCGGTATCGCACGGGAATGAAAATTTTGAACTAGTCGGTATGCCGAAAGCATACCAAACCCCCCAAAATGAATCAATCGCGAGGTAAACGCTGGTGTTGTACGATCAATGAGTACGGACCCGAGTTTATTGAGAAGCTCAAAGAAGAGTTCAAGAACGGGACTTTGGAGAAGTTCGTTTGCCAAGAAGAGCGAGGAGAGCAAGACGGATTCGTCCACCTCCAGCTCTTCCTCGCCTTTAAAGCTTCCAAGCGATTTGCTCAAGTCAAGGAATTTGTCGGCAATTCCGCACACGTGGAGCTTGCCAAAGGCAACGACCGAAGCAATTACAATTATTGCACCAAGGAGGCGACTCGAACGGGAGAATACCGTGAGGAGAGAGGAACCTTCGACGGAGGACAAGGAAGTCGAAGTGATCTCTCCCGCGTCGTCGCCGCCGTCGAGGAGAAAAAGACCCTGTCCGAGATTGCCACACAAAACCCAATCGAGTTCATCAAGTTTCATCGAGGGATTGAGAGACTCGTCGAGATCACCCGGGAAAGAAACGCACCGAAGCATCGTGACATGTGTGTCATTGTTCTCTGTGGACAATCCGGGACCGGCAAGTCCTTGTGGGTCCGATTGTACGCAGAACGACACGGCTTCGGTATCTACAATAAGCCTATCGGATTGGGAAGCGGAGTACAGTGGTTCGACGGATACGACGGAGAGGAAGTGCTCCTCCTAGACGACTTCGAGTGGGGGCAGGTCCCGATCCGAGAGTTGCTTATTTGGTGTGACGTGTACAAGCATAAAGTAGCGGTGAAAGGAGCGTTCGTAAACGCTGGATGGCATACAGTATGTATAACATCCAACTTTCATCCGCAAGAATGGTATGCCCAAACATTAATCACTGCCGAGCAAAGGAGACCTCTTGATCGGAGACTCGACCACATATTTACTGGTGTCGAGCTACCTCGTTTTTTTTCGGATGTGTTCCCCGTGACGGAGCGACGCGTAGGTAGGATTGGTTTTGCACAGGAAGAAAAAAAAGAGGAATAAAAGCGTTTATTCATGAAATCTAACGCGTGAAGTTAAGCGAAACTGACCGCTATCAGTGGTCGCTTGGTCGCCTACCATAAAAAGGTAGAGCGCCCCAGATTGGATAGAGGCAATTGTCGCTCCAGTCCCCATCCATTGGGTTTTCAAATTCTTGAGCTTGCGAAAGATGTTGACGACGTGACTGGCTTGTCCAGAAGCGACCTTGTTGCCGGCCGTAGCCAAATCACGTGCTCCCAGAGCCCATCTCTTGTCAGCGAGAACCGTGAACCGGGCACGGTTATTAAGGTTGAGCTGCATGACAGGATCAGACGCAGTCATCAACTCGCCGAACGTAGGGGCGACACCATTTGGGGCCTTGTCCCAAACCAACAGCATCCGGCACAGGGTGTCGTTGTTGGTGGTGTCGGTTGGGGTGAGGATGCCCTGAATG